TTGAGAGAACGACAACCGGCCGCCCTCTCAGGTCCGGCCTGAATACAGTCTCGCATGATGCGTAAAACGAATTCACATCACAGAGAGCAAACATCTTCAGCTCGCAGATTTAACGATGAAAGTCACGACGCCGAAAACGTCCAGCGTGTCTTCGCTGCCAACAACAATCGGGCTGTAGGCGCTGTTCATAGGATTGAGTTGCACGGTCGGGCGCAGCTGCAGGCGTTTAACAGTGAACTCCCCTTCCACCGCAGCGATGACAATGTCACCATGCTCAGCAGTCCTAGAGCTGTCCACTACCAGCAGATCACCGTCGCTGATCCCGGCTTCGATCATAGAATCGCCCGCGGCTTTGACGAAATACGTTGAGCTCGGGTGAGCAACAAGTAACTCATTGAGATCGATGCGCTGTTCAACGTAATCAGCCGCTGGGCTTGGGAAACCACACTGCACTAAGTCACTGAAAAGCGGGAGAGCAATAATTTCTCGCAGTTCTGCAGGCCTGATAAATTCCATGTTGCACACCTCGAATACTGTTTTTATATACAGTAGTTTTATTTGAGTACGCACGCAAGGCACCTCAGTCCCAACGACCGAGTAAAGCTTAACCGTTTCGTTTGTAAGCTTCTATTGCACTTAAGATTATGGCTATTGTAAATTTTCGAGATGTCACCCTGTTTGAACAAAATTAATCCAGTTTCTACGCACCAAAATCTAAATGGAATAATATCCATAGGACGAGGAGCACGTGATCGGTGTTCCCGACTTTCCCTACACTGGGCAGTCCGCTATTGCATATGACGAGGCTGCTCAGTTAGCATTAGGTATAGAAGAACTGATAAAAGCTCTGGAGAAATGCGTGACAATGGAACATAGTTTACAAGCAGAAGTTAAATTAAGCGTTATTGTCCCGTGTTATAATTCAAGAAACTATATTGCCGAATGTTTGGTGTCGGTTCTTCCATACTTATCCGACTCTGTCGAACTTATTATTGTCAATGATGGTTCAACAGATGGAAGCGCTGAAATTATCGAAAATGTAATCTGTGATTATCGGAATGAGAAAATTACTTTAATAAACCAAGAAAATGCTGGTATCTCAGCCGCAAGAAACAAAGGAATAAAATCTGCCTTAGGTGAATACATTGCCTTCTTGGATTCTGATGATTTATTTGACTCGAAGTTCTGGGATATAATACCTGCTATAATTGATGATTCTTCGATCGACATCGTAGAGTTTAATGCTAATCAGTTTGAAGGTGATCTTTCTAATATTGTTGAATATATCGACAGCTCTGTATTCACAGGACGCGTCGATATATCCTCCATCGAAATATTGACTCCAGCATTCAGAAGAAGCAAATGGTACCCTTGGGCAAGAGTTTATAAGACTTCTCTTTTTCATGATTACAGCATTGAGTTTCCAGTTGGCCGTCTGTACGAAGATATGAGTACGATCCCAGCCCTCTATGTACATAGCAAAGTTATCTATGGAATATCTGACTCTTTGATTTGGTATCGATATCATAAGCAAAGTATTACACAAACTTTCAGGTCGAAAGATTTGATTGACTTAGTTTATGCGGTCAACTCTCTTGCATTACTGGCGAAAGGCAATAAAGAGATACAAAAGGCCTTAGTTCCAACCGTGCAAAGAACATACAATCTAATTAAATATAGTCTAGTCAGGAATAATGGCGCAAAACTTCCTGCGCATGAAATTGAAGTTCTACGCCGTTCACTTCTTACGTTTGCAGATTATTTTAAACTATCTCGAAAGGCGCAAGTATTTTTATTGCCATTATACTTTAAAACAGTAATGCGCTTTAGGAAAAAATAATTCATCCATTTACTGGCTTTGGCGGCCAGTCAGGAGCGTTAGGATCAACTCGGTTCAAAAGTACACGGTACTTTTTCCATTGCAACAGAGCATCAGTCTCCTCGGTCGTTGCCATTGACAGATCTACGGCATCCTGCAAAGAGGCTATAAATAACGTAGCCTCACTTATCAATTTAGATTTAATCCTCTCGTTTTCAACCACATAATCTACACTGACTCGACTAACATTAGAACCGTCAAATTTCCAGCCACCAAAAATATCAACATCATTTGGAAAATTATTAAGTTCTATTTCAGCAACAAAAGAATCAACAGGATTTAAAGATGAAACATCATTTGAAATCGAACGGATAACCCCATCATCATCATACATTATTTTGATTTTGTTAGGGTCAAACTCAGTTTGAATCTCATACCAGTCACGACCGTTCTCGTCGCACAAAAAAATGACATCCATACCAGTATTGTTTTTAATATACTGAGCATCTTTCAATAAATGCTCATCATCGGGAATATACTGCTTGAATTTTCCTGCGATCATTGCGCTACCCCTGCATTGTACCAAGTGCCATTAAGATTATATTGATTATAGCGATACTTAACTTGCACATAATCAGTGTTCTGTTGCACGCCTGTAACGGAAGCCCCATTTGGTGCATCAGCGAAATTATTGACATTATTTCCATTATTAGCTGTTCCTTGCGCACCCAAGCGAAATCCTTGAATAAAACGAGCGTTAGATTCTGCTTTCGTATAAGCCTGCCCTGCGGGGGTATAATCCCCCTTAGGCTGGAAACGCCCATCACTCTCTGCTTTTGTGTAAGCCTGACCAGCTGGCGTGTAGTTGCCTTTTGTCTGGTACCGGGCATCAAAGTTCGCATAGTTGCCAGGAATGATTTGCTCTTTCATTTCCAGGCGACCAATACGAACATTTATATAGCCCATAATGCCAAGCTCACTGCTGCTCGGGTAATTGCTGTAGAAGCCGATTCCATACCAGCTTTTCAATAATAAGTTTGCGCCACTGAACGAAGCCGAATCAGTTCCGTAATTAATCCCGGCAAGGTATTCCGCATTCTGCAGTCGTAATCCCTGACTGAACTGAACTTGTCTTTGAAAAACACCTCCCTGCGATGCAGATACAGCGTCAACATCAGAAGCCGCGGGTTTATTCGACTCAGTGTAATACTGTGTCCATGAGGCTGTTTTATTTTCAGTATTAACCATCCCTGTATAAGTTTGCGATGAGCTGCGAAGGGTCACCCAGTACTGATTGGTGTATATGCTGTCTACTTCCACAGAAAATCGGGTATTGCCAGAATTGGCAGGCATCCCCTGTGTCGCAGATGCTCCTGCACCCACGCCCAGAGCTGAGTATTTAGCAGCGCAGGTGATGTCAAATATTGAATTCAGTAGAGCCAAACCGTTAGCGGTCCCCTGACCGAAGTCCCCAACCTTTAATACCCTGCCTGCCGTTGTGTCATAGGTCGATGTCGTGACATCCCTTGTCGCTGCTGTTTTAAGCTCCAGTGCATCCCGTGCTTTTACTTTATCGGGGACGTCGCTCAGGTTGCTGCTTTTCAGTAAGCGTGAGTCTGCATTGTCATTCGCCGCTTTTGCCGCTTTGTTTGCCGTATCAGCAAGATCATATGTGACCTTGACGGCTTTGGGTGTTGCTCCCAGCGCTTCTGATGTGCTGTTTGTTGCGCTGCTGAGCTGTACAAGACCTTTGCGGGAGATTGTCGCGTCCACAACTTCCAGCGCCTCACGCGCACTTTTCTGCGCAGCCTGGCCCTTCGCGGCTATCTCAGAGAGATTTTTATCGATCCGCAGGAATAATCCATCCCCCGTAGCCACCTTCAGCTCAATGTTTGCAGTTTCGGAGACTGCCAGGCGGTATTGCAGGTTAACGCTGACACCGTTTTCCGGCTTCTCTATGGCGGCACAGTTCGCAACGGAATACAGTTCCCCTGCATCGGTCAGCAGTCCGACTTCCCTCACCACGAACCCGCCCACTCCTGCCGCTAACACCAGCTGAGCAATAAACTGGTTCGCCTGGTCTGGCGAAACCTGCAGCGCCGATATCGCGTTGCGATAGACTTCACGAACCAGTTTCGGCTGTGCCGGATCAGGCTTGACGGGCTGGCCGTTCCCGTCGCCCACCACAAAATCTTTAATAATGACGGGCTTCCCGGTCGCAGAGGACTGCGCCTCCAGCTCCTTGCCCCGGTTGGTCAGAATGCTGTAATACTTCTCAGCCATGGCTAAACTCCTGCCTCAATATCAACATCAATCCAGGCGGTGACAGCACCGCCCGTGTAATAGGTTCCCTTCGCGCCCAGATCGGCGATCACGTCAATGGTGGTCAGCAGGCTGCGCAGGTTTTTGGCTTTATCCACCTGACGGCGTATGCGCTGATACAGCGCCTCATCAATGGCCTGCAGGCTGTAGACTTCCACCCGGAAGGTGTAAGGGGGCTTGCGGGGCTCGTCTTCCCACCACTCCACGACGGTGGTTGGCAGACTGACGGCGCTCAGTGACCGGCGAACTGCACCGGCCGTACCGCGGTGCTGATGCACGTAGGCGGCATCCTTAATCACCTGCCGTTTTTCTTCCTCCGTCCAGGCATCCTCCCACGAGTCCACCGCAAATTCCCAGGCAAGCCAGGGCAGCAGATGAGCCGGACAGGTATCAGGATTTTTCACCTTCCGGACCATGTCCGTATCCAGCCCCGTGATCTGCTCCGTGCTGGCCTGCTCAAGTGCCCGCTCAGGGTGAATGGCTGACGGGGGAAGGAGGGATCGAAATTTATCCACTGGTGCCTCCTTTACGCGTGATGTTTATCGCGCTGCACCAAGGAGCCTGCCCGGCAGCCCCTTCCAGATCGGCCGCCGGGCTGATTAATTTGACCCGTGATACGCCAGGCTGCTGCAGGGAAGCATATATCGCAGAGAGCGGAACGATGGCGTTAATACGATGGGAAAGCTGGGTATAGCTCTTCAGCGTGCTGATGGCATTATCCAGTACCGTCTGCGCATCCGGCCCGTCAGGAATATCGAGTTCAGCCGTCACAGCATAGCTGGCAACAGCGGCACTTTTCACGCTCACAAAATCGGTCAGCGGCCTGACTTCATCGGCACTCAGGGTGTTCATCACGGTTTCGAGCAGGATTATCCCGGCCTCACCGTTACCCGTTCGCGACAGCACATACACATCCACTTCACCGGGTCGGTTATGGGTCTCCGGCCCGTAGGCATCCGCGTCCAGCACATCGTTATCGGCCGATTTAGCATGAAAGCGGTACGCGTTACGCGCGCCGGCCGTGTTCAGCTGCGCCCACGACAGCTGGATGCGCTCGCGAAAAGCGTCATCACTTTCATAGGTAGGTTCGACAGGCGGTACCGCATCCGGATCGCCGGGGTCAATCACCAGGCGGGAAACGTTGAAGGCCGCGCCCAGCTGGTCGAGATCGGCCCCTCTGGCGCTGGCAAGGAAAACCGCCCTTACCGCGTCGTTGACACGCTGAAACGCCAGCGTCAGCTGGTAGGCATTGATTTCCCCCTGTTTATACGCTGGATCGGATTCGACCAGGGCGTCGAATTCCGGATCCAGTTCACGCAGGCGCGCCAGCCAGCGGATAAAAATATCGGCGGCATCCGGTACCACAATCGCATCCGGTACCGCCAGCGCAGACAGGTTGATAACGTCGTAACTACTTGCCATAAATCTGTATGCCTCCGGTACTGACAGGAAGATTATTCTCTTTGTTGATCCCCTCGATATCGACGACACACCCTGTTTCATCGGCCGGGAAAGTGACCATCACACGCGTGACCCGCAACCGGGGCTCCCAGCGTGCCAAGGCTGAGGCCGTGGCCGCGATAATCCGCAACCGGGTGAGATCGTCGCGAGGGTTGTCCACCAGCGAAAACAGGTCACTGCCGTAATCGCGCACCAGCACGCGGCTGCCGAGCGGTGTGGAGAGGATATCGCTGACGGACTGGCGCAAATGATCGCTGCCGGACAGGCGTTTACCGGTCCGGCTGTTTACACCGTTCATATTTTTTTTCCGTATGAGGATCGCCAGGTGGCGGAGAGTTAACCGAAATAATCCGGGCCGGTTTTATCCTTGCTGCCGGTTTTTTTAGAGGATTTCGCAGGTTTGCGGATATCAACAATAAGGTTGTACGTGTAGCTGAACCCGGCAGGCGACAGGGAATAGACCAGTGATTCCACCACCCAGGCACGATCTTCCCGCTCGCCAAAGCCGGACGTGGAAACGCCGGATTCTGCCGTAAGCGGAACATGTTTCGGGCGGCACGGTCCCGTCACCGTCATTTTCTGCTCATTGCGCCGGGCCTGCGTTTTTTTCGATTTGGCCTGCTGGTCAGCAGTGGCCTTTTCGGGCTGGGTATAGGGATTCGCCATCGAGGGGCCGTCATGGTCAACCGTGGTGGTTTTGGTCTTCCCGTCCGCTTCATCATAATAGCGCACACCGATTTTGCCCGATGACTTACCGCTGCTGCCGGTCGCTTTCCCAGTAGAGCTCCCCCGCTCGCCCTCACTGTATGACCAGTTTGAAACTTCCTCCGGAGTGATAACCAGTTCCCCGGTCTGCTCACCTGAAGCCTTAGCCGTTGCGCCCTGCCGGAGAAAAAGCCAGTATCCGCCGGAGGGTTTGCTGACGGCGTTCCAGGTACGGGCCAGCCGGGTCAGCAGGTTGGCGTCAGACTCTGCCACCTGATCAACATGGTCAATATGGATATTCGCAAGCTCTGTGGCCACTTTCGGTACCAGACCGTTTTCGGTAGCCACGGTTTTAACCAGGTCGGCCAGCCGCAGATTATCCCAGCTTCGGGTCTTCTGGCTCAGCACATCACCGGGCTGTTTCTGCGCGTTCATGGGCGCGGCCGTGGCATAAATTTCCACGCGCCGTGGCGGACCACTGCTGCCGACGCCGGAAACCACGAACCAGCCCTTATCCACCAGCTGGTCGTTGAAGCCCAGCGCCACGCGTAGCCGTGCGCCTTTTGTCGGTAAAGGAAGGTTTTCTGAGAGTAGCGTGATTTTCAGCTCATCCGCTTTTGCCGT